GGTATGCGACCTGCACTCACGATATAAAAAGCATTCGTATTATAAACCCTGCACCTGCAACCCAAAAGAAATCAAAAGATGGATAGATGATTTAAATAATATTTGGAATAATGGTTTATAAACTTTTGTTTATAACTTGGAATTTCATATATTTAAAATGTGAAAGAATTAACTCCATATAATAAAAAATTAGCAAAGGAATTTATTAAGAGATATTCTCCTATTGAAAATCAGGATTTAAAAGACCTGGATTTTGTTCCTGCTACACTTAAAGAAAACATCTACAGCCATATTGATGGCAAAGTATCTTTCACTACTCAGACTATAGAAACTCATATAGGAACAGACATAAAAGACAGAAAAAGCATTAAGAGAGGTCAACCTAAAAATGACAGATATTTATGGGTTGAAATAATTAATGATCATGGCTATCATGGATGGGCATTTGGAGCTGCACATTTTATAGCTTTCAAACAAGCAACTCAATGGTTATTTGTTTGGAGAGAGGATCTGGTTAAATTAATAAAAGAAAAAGTAGAGAAAGTCTATGTCAAAGATTTTCCATTATATAAATTAAAAAATAGGTATGGCAGCAAAGATGTAATAACATTAATAGACAGCAAAGATTTAAATCCTATTATAATTCCTAGAAAATTATGAAACACGAACATCATCCATTTGAAAATCAAATTTTTGATCATTACAGAACAAAAGCTAAAGAAATAAACACAGCAATAGAACTATTATTAGAACATAATTATAGAATTATTGACTTACAAGGAAATTATTTAATTAAAACAGATGAAGAAAAAAAGACAATACAGGAGTAATCAGGGCAAAAGTCCACATGACATGAGAAAGACTTATAAATTAATGTGGTGGTCTTTAATAGGATTATTCATATCAATAATTTTAATGATATTTTTTAAATGATTTATAATATGGATTGCATGGAAGCTATAAAAAAAATGTCAGATAATCAGTTTGACCTGGCTATTGTAGATCCTCCTTATGGAATTAAACATAGAATGCAGGGAAGCAAATATTTTGGACAGCAATCTAAAAATATAGATTGGAATTTAAATATACCAGACAAAGAATATTTTGTGGAGCTGCTAAGAATTTCAAAAAATCAAATTATTTGGGGTGCTAATTATTATGCAAATTTACTTCCTAATGTTAGGGATTGGTTAGTCTGGGATAAAATGCAGGGAGATCTTAATTTTTCAATGCACGAACTTGCATGGACTTCTTTTGATAGAGTTCCAAAAGTATTAAGATACCAAACATTAAGAGGAAATAGAAAAAGAATACACCCATGTCAAAAACCAATAAAACTTTATGAAGATATATTAATAAGATATGCTAATAAAGGAGATAAAATAATAGACACTCATTTAGGAAGTGGATCAATAGCTATAGCATGTCATAATTTAGGTTATGATTTAACAGGTTTTGAGATTGACAAAGAATATTTTGAAGCTGCAATGCAAAGACTAGAAGAACACAAAAGACAATTAATTTTTGATTTATGATTCTACTTATAGATGCAGACAGTTTAATCTTTGCAAGTTGCTACAGATCCAGGAAAGATTCTGATTATGCAAATCATGAGACAAATTTCTATACAGAAATAGAAGATAGCATAAATAAGTTTGATGAGCAGTACATGAAGATTATTAATGACATGGAAGAAATATATACAGTTGATAAAATAATAACTTTTAATGGATCAAAAGGAAATTTTAGAAAACAAATAACTTCTACTTATAAAGCAAATAGAAAAAAACAGACACTTCCTCCTCTGCTTCATCCAATGCATCAATATGTAAAAGATAATTATGGCAGTAAATTTTGCTATGGCAGAGAAACAGATGATTTAGTTGCAGAATATTGGAAAAAACTTAGTGATCAATTTGGTAGAGATGAAATTTTAATAATCAGCATTGACAAAGATTATAAGCAATTCCCCTGTCTTTTGTATAATTACCATTTTAAACACAGGGAGATTTACGATATAACAGAAGAACAAGCCTTATATAACTTCTATGAGCAAATGATAGCAGGAGACACAGCAGACAATGTCAACTACTTTAAAGGCAAAGGAAAAAAGTTTGCTGAAAAATATTTTGTAAATTGCCAAACTAAATATCAGTACACAAGAAAAATGTATGAATTATTTCAAAAAGAATATAGAGGAAAAGCTAAATTGAAATATATTGAGTGCTATAACCTTTTAAAACTTAGAACATAATGAGAAGAAAATTTAAAGAACCAAAAAACAAAAAAGTTAAATTCATTAGATGTGATGAGTTTAGTCAAACATATCAATGGCACAAAACCAATAAAGGAGATAAAAGAAACAGAACAAAATGAAAGAGAATTTAAAACCAATTGAAATAGCAAATAAAATAATTAAAGAATCAGGAATTAATATCTTTGAAAATACAAGAAGAAAGAATCATATTGAAATGAGATCTCTATTGTCTTTTTTGTTAAGAGAAAAATTAAACATGAGGTGGTTAAATATTGCTAAGTTCTTTAATGATAATAATAAATCAATGACACATGCTAGCTGCATCCATGCTTTTAAGAACTATAAAATGTATAGAAAAACTAATTCTAAATTATTAGATATTGAGAATCTGTTTTCTTTTAAAAGTAATTTAAGCATTGATGAAATTGATAGAGTTCACTATTTAGAAAATAAATGTAAATTATTAGAAAAAAAGAATGATAATGAATTGATAAAATTAGTCAAAGAAATTCCTGAAGAAAAAGAATCAGAAGCATTAACAAGGATCTCACTTATGCTTAAAGGATGGGAATGGAATAAATAAACCTTTATAATTCGTTATATAAATATGGACAAAAGTAGACACATAAAAAAGGAATCAATGTTAAAGGCATTGGAAAAGAGTTTAGGCATTGTTAATAATGCATGTAAGGCAGCTAAGATCCCAAGAAGCACATATTATAAATGGCTTAAAGAAGATCAGGAATTTTCAGAACAAGTTAATGACATTGCTAATGTAGCATTAGATTTTGCAGAAAGTCAATTGCATCAGCAAATAGAAAATAATTCAACAGCAGCCACAATCTTTTATTTAAAAACAAAAGGAAAAAATAGAGGATATATTGAAAGACAAGAAATAACAGGAGCAGATGGAATGCCTACTAACTTTCAAATTAAGATAATTGGATCTAAAGGAGATAGAGACTAATATAGTATATGATCACTTATTACTTTCTAAAAATAAAATCATAGTAGAACAGGGAGGAACAAGGTCTGGAAAGACTTATAATATTCTCTTGTTTATTATTTTTGAATATTGTACTCATAACAAAGGAAAGATCATAACAATATGTAGGAAAACATTTCCAAGTCTTAGAGCAACTGTTCTTAGAGACTTTCTTCATATCCTAAGACATCATGAAATGTATAGGGAGGAATATCATAATAAATCTAATTCAGAATATAATCTATTTGGAAATTTAATTGAGTTCACATCTCTAGATCAATCACAAAAAATTAGAGGAAGAAAGAGAGATCTTCTTTTTATTAATGAAGCTAATGAGCTGCATTGGGAGGATTGGCAGCAACTTATATTCAGAACTCAAGAGAGAATTATAATTGACTTTAATCCATCTGATGAGTATCATTGGATCTATGACAAAGTAATAACTAGAGATGATTGTGAATTTCATAAAACTACTTATTTAGATAATCCATTTCTAGAGGATTCAATCATTTCAGAAATAGAAAGACTAAGAGAAACAGATGAGCAGTATTGGCAAATCTATGGATTAGGAGAAAGGTCAAGCTCCAGGAGAACTATATTTAGATATGCTGAGGTCAATGAAATCCCAATGCAAGCTAAGATGATAGCATATGGCATGGATTTTGGCTATAGCAATGATCCTACAACTCTAGTTTCTGTTTATAGTTATGAGCATAATCTTTATATCAATGAGCATTTATATAGAACTCAAATGACAACTAATGATATTCATAAATTTCTTAAAGCAGAAAAATTAGAATCTAATCCTATATATGCAGATTCAGCAGAGCCTAGATTAATATCAGAACTTAGAAGTATGGGTCACAATATTCATCCAAGCATAAAGGGAAGGGATTCTATAAATGCAGGAATAGACCTTTTAAAAAGATATAAGATTCATATAACAAGCAAATCTAATAATGCTATACAGGAGTTTAGAAACTATAAATGGAAAGAAGATAAATCTGGAAAGTTGGTAAATATTGCAGAGGATCTCCACAATCATATTATTGACCCATGTCGTTATGCTACTTATTCTATATTATCAAGACCTAACTTTGGAAAATATGCAGTTCAATAAGTAATACGAATTTATTGTTCGTATCAAGTTTTTATGTTTGTGTTATAATAAGCCATAAGGCATATAATTTAAAACCTAGAAATCGCTGAAACACAAAACACACATTTAGAAATTGTTGAATTTTTATTAAGTAATGAAAAAGAAACAAACAAATTTTATCAAATTTATGAACTTTATAAAAAAGTTTATTTTAATCAATCAAGCAGACATATCTCAGAATTAAATTCAGTCACTCATGATTGGGTTATATCATGGGTTTATACAGATATGGCTGTATTTTTACATAACATAGATGATTATATTGCAGGTATATCAGAATTATTTATGGAAAAGTATTTGACAGATTTTGGAGAATATCCAGATAATTGGTGGGAGAGTTAATTTACATGGGAGTTTAGCAGCTCCCTTTTTTTATTTCTTAAAACTTTTTATTAAATTTTTTGTTTATAACCTAAATAATGTTATCTTTGAGTATGATTGTAATTAAGCAGTCATGTAATTAGATAAAATGTCATATAAAAAATTAACAGAATTAGAAAATCAAGTTTTAAAAATTATTTCAAATGGAGATGATTACGAAGAAACACCTACAGAATGTTTTGAAAATATAATGGATGCCTTTAGTGGTTTGGGATTAAATTTAAGCAAAAACCAATTAAAAGGTGTTTTAGGTTCTTTATACAAAAAAGATTTAATATGGTTAGGGGAATTTCCAAATGGATTAATAAGCTACCATTTAAATAATTAATAACAATGGGAGGGTAAAACCTCCCTTTAAAAAATTAATTATGAGAACACAAGCAGATGATCTTAAATTACAAATTAAGAAATTAGAAAAAGAACTATATTACAGCTCTGATGCAAGTAAGCATAATGAGATATATAATAAAATATGTGTTGCCAAAGACATATTGCAAAACATTCAATAATGGATAAAATTAGAAATTTAAAAGATCTAGAATATTATACTAATATGTATTTAAGCACAGGTCTGGTTAAAAAGTGGAGGGATGCAAAACCTGATAATAAAGAATTA